CCAAAAATTTCAATTGAATATTTTAAACAACGTGTAATAGAAGAAAAATTAACCTTGGAAAATTATCATGATAAAATTATTAATGATCTTCCAACAATTTATGAAATTAATAAAGGGTATTTCCAATCATATACCTCATTCGAAGAAATTATGGGCGTAACTTTTGACAGACGTCGATAATTTTAAAATCACGACTGAAATTTTTAAAATCAGTGGTTTAAATATTAAAACGGATATATTAGTAAGAATGAATATACAGAAAAACATGGATAAATTTCATAAGGTTATTTCAAAAATTCGTGATGAATTAAGATCTGAAGGCATTAGTGGTATGGATGGAACTCGTCTTAATGTGCTATATTGTTTCAGTAGAAAGTTTACTCGAAAGATGTTAACTACATTTCCATCTTTAAGTTTAGATGATAAACTTTCATGGGAATCAAATATTGAATTAATTCATAAAAATCCTGAACTTGCACTTAAAAATTTTGGAGTGTATAAAGATTGTTTAATTTCATCTTTAGATAAACTCTTTGGAACTGATAATTTTAAATTTGAAATTAAAAATAGTGCAAGACATTGTAGAATTCTTGAATTACTTAATTCAATTAATTTTGAAGAAATTACTTTAAATACTGATGTTCTTGGATATATTTATGAAGATCATTTGAAATCAGGTTCTTCAGATCCTCGTGATCTTGGACAATTCTTTACAAATAGACAAGTATGTGATTATATGGTTAAATTATGTAATCCTACTTTAATTGAAGAAGGAGTTCCTGAATCTATGTGTGATCCTACAATGGGAACTGGTGGATTTCTAACATCTTTTATACGTTCTTTTAAAGGAATAAATTGGCAAATTCAACAAGGAAAAATTAATGGAGTTGAACTTGAAAATAAAGTTGCAAGTTTTGCAAGATTAAATTTATTTATGGAAACTGGTGTATGTTTTGATAATTTGATTCATGCTGATTCTTTAAAAAATGGTATTGGAACTGAAACATATAATATTGTTCTTGGAAATATGCCATTTGGCATTAAAAATTTGAAATATACAGATTGTAATGCAGATATTAAAAGTTTGAAAATTTCAGGAACAAAATCTGAACCTTTATTTCTACAAATGATGATGCTTTCTCTAAAAGAAAATGGGAGATGTGCTGTTGTAGTTCCGAATGGTATGATTGAAAATGTTTCTAAATGCCATGTAAATACAAGAAAATATTTGGTTGAACATTTTAATTTGAAACGTGTTATCAGAATGAATGGTAAAATGTTTATTGGAACTGATTTTAGAACTTCTATATTATTCTTTGAACGAAAAGGAAAAACAGAAGAAATTGAATTTTGGGATATTGATCCAGAAATTAATGAAACATTTATTCAGAAAATTTCAGTTAATAAACTAAATAAATCTTATTCATTAAGTATTTCAGATTATTTAGATTCAGAAGAAGAAATATTTAATGATGGTATTATACTAACTAAACTTAAAGATTTATTGAAACCTATTAAAGGAAAACGTTATCCTGTATCTGAAGGTAAAGATGAAGGAGAATATCCTTTAATAAGAAGTTCTAAAGATGGTAAAGTTAAATGGATGGATTCATTTACATATGAAGGACCATTTCTAACAGTTGGTAATGGTGGTGTAGCTAATTTTGCAGTGTATAGTAAATTTAATGCATCAACTCATACACTAGTATATGAAAGTTCTAAAGAAACTTCTCCTGAATATTTGAGTATAGTTTTGCAAGCATCTAGAGATAAAATAACTTCAAGATGTTTTACAGGATCAGGTCTACAAAATTTAAATATTGATAAATTTATGGAATTTGAAATTCCGGTACCTTCATTGAAAATTCAACAACAAATTATTAATAGTGTTTCTGAATTAAATACAAAGAAAGAAGACGCTCTAAAAATTATAAATGAATATGATAGTAATCTAAATATGCTTGTAAATGCTCTAATCAAATCCTAAACATTCACAGATTGATTCATACAACATATCAAAAAAGATTTTGATATCTGATTTTTCTTTTAATTGGATATCAAAAGCATCCTGATATGACATTTTATACTATAAAAATGGATTTTCTTTAAGTTTGTAATTTTAAAAAAAGATGGAAATCACAACATATAAAAGTGATAGTGGAAGTAGAGATTTAGAAGAAAAAAGTTTTAGTAGAGATATATCATTTATAGACATTTTAAAACAAGCAATTGAATTAAAAGCTCCATTAATTTCTAAAACTAGTTATATTAGTCCAAAAAGACCAGGTGCTTGGTATATTAAAGGTTATAAAAATAAAATTCCATATGATGAACTTAAAACAATAATTGAAGAAAATCTTGAGAAAAAGAAATTTCCAAGAAGAATATGTTATCTAATTAAACACTACGAATAAATTCCCATCTTAAATATTCACAAATTTTTTCCCATATTTGATCATGTGCAATCAATCTATCTCTAGATTTCAATAAAGGAAAATAGATCTTATATTCATCTAATTCCAATAATTCAAAAAATTTATATAAAATATATGAATAAGATAAGAAATTTGTTCTATCATCTGGACAAAACAGAAGAAAAGGAGCTTGAATTTCTTGAAACATTGCACGAATTTTTTCTTCAATTTCTGGTGTTATAGTAGGTGGAGGATTTCCATTTAATCGAGAAACAATATGTGGAACATGTTCATAATATTTTGAACGATCTATTTTCTTCAAGATTTCACGAATATCTTTTTCACATAAATCACCAACATTTTGAATTCTTCTTTTTTTAATTTCTATAACAATTTCATTCATAACATCATCTGGTATTATAGTTGATTCTTTAGCTTGAAATTGATTTAAAATTTCATTCAAATGATTAATTTTTTTATATGCATAATTATTACGTTCTTTTGGTGGATCGTTAAATCCGGGTGTATCAGAAACTACCATCATATATTCTTCTGAACCACATAGGGGACAAGCAAGAATACCTTCAGAAGCAATTTCTTCTTTTGCTACATTACATTTCATACAATGTTCAGATTCTATAGATTCAGAAACTGAAACACCAATTCTCATTCTTGAAATATATTCATCAAATACTTGTTTTCTTGATAACCCTTGTGGTTCTTCAGCAGTTAAATATTTCATAAATGTATTTTGTTCAGTAACTCTTGCTAATGAAACTGAATTATTATTTGTTCCATAATATTGTAACATTAAATCAGCATTTTTAGAAAAGTATGAAAGTAATTGATTAGAATCTTTAATTTTAAGTAAAAGACTTCTTAATTCTTCGTGTTTTTTAGCAATTAATGTAATATTTACAACAGAAGATTTTTCAATTTCTTGGATTTCTTTTTCTAAGATAGAAATAGATTCTTGCAATGTTTCTTGATTAAGAGTAGATTCTTTCAATGAAGATACAATATTTTGATGAACTGAATCTAAGGTTCCTCCTAAAGTCACTTGAGATTCTCTAACTTTTTTTATTCTAAATGCACTATCAGACATTTTCTTAACTACTTCCAAGCTATTAAAATAGCTACAAATAAAAATCCAATAATAAGTAACGAAGTTCCATCAGAACTTATAAAACTTTCAGTAGATTTTACACATAAAGACGGGTCAACTTTCGTACATAATGCTGGATCAAAATCTGGTGTTAAATCAACATTTAAAAAATATGATTGTGGTCCACCTGTTGTTTGACAAGTATAACAATCACATGAAGGTTCAGAATCTGCAGCTAAAGCTCCCATCAAATATAAGGGATTTAATCCTTCTAAATCTTGAAGCATACCTGGTATTAATCCATCAAAGTCCGAAGCAATTCCACCTAAATCTGCTTTCATTGCTGTAGGTAAAACATCAGCACCATTTGAAACATTATTAATATAATTATAACGAGGTTGAACTGATTTATCTGGTGCTGTACAAGTTCCACCAGTATTAACAAAAAATTGATTTCCTAATGCAGGGCCACTAATCATATATTTCACATAATTAATAATTGCACCTGTATTAGTACCAATTTGTGATATTGATCCATTAGAACCTACACCCATAGATGCAGGACCTTGAATATTATCCGCATAACTATATGATGGTCCCATTAAACTTTGAGAAGCTGAAGGATCTTTCTTTTGCATTGAATCCCAAAGTGGATTTTGGTCTAGATTTGCCATCTACTTATAATTATCTTCTAAAAGTTTTTCATTTACTTTTTCATAAACTTGTTTTCGGAATTCTTTATTTGTTAATGCACATGGTCTTTGTCTAACAATTGATAATTCTAATGATTTAATATGATATTTATGTTCAATACATAAATAAGCTAATGATAAAAATCCCGAACGATTAATTCCAGCTTGACAATGAACATATACAGTTCCTTTTGGCAAAAAATAATTCATTGCTTGACAAAATTGAGGATACCATGTAAAAATATTTACTGTGAATGAATCAATCGCATTTATACAAACATAATTATTTGGAAAACTAGATTTAAACCATGTAGGAGAAAATTCTTCTGTTGCACAATTTATAACAGATTTAATCTTATATTTTTCTACAAATTCAGGAGTTAAATATTCTCCTGGTCCAAATAAGATCTGTGGATGTACTTGTGCAGGTGGATCTTTATTATATCCTCTTGAGTTATTCCTCCATACATTCCACATTTATTTATATAAATTAAATTAATGGATAAATCATAACATATACTCCAGCATTTGCTAAAGCTTGTTCGTAATATAAAGCTTTAAAATCTGCATAATATTTCTTTTTAGATGAATCTCGTTTAGCCATCATCTTAAAATTATATTTTATCCAAGTTACAATTTCTTTTTCTTCTTCTGACATTTTAGTATCTAAATAATTATGCATTTTATTTTGAACATCTAAATAGAATTGACCATTAGGTCTAATTTTAATTTCAATTTCTACACCTTGTATTTCACTTTGAAATGCATGCCATAATCCTGGATTATCTGAACTAAATATTCCTGCATATTCATATCCATGTTCTCCACATATAGTGGCTAATTCTATAAGACGATTCATAGTATTTTCTCCCATTAAAGGAACATTAAAATCAAGATCTGATTCACCTATAAGATTAGTTCCTGCAGAAAAACTTGATGCTGACATAACTTTTTCACCTAACATTTCATGAAATTGTTTTAAACATTTTTGTTCAATTTTTTTTAGTTTTTTATCTACAGGTTTACGTTGTTTAATATATTCTTTAATTCCTGGATCACCTTTTACCTTTTCTACAAGTTGATCAAAGAATTTTTTTACAGTTGTTAGACGTTTTTCTATAGACATTCGTTTAGATTTTAAATGTGTTTCATGAAAAACTGTAGATATTTCTTTACCTAGAGTTTCCCAGTCCATTTATATTTTTGGTTTTAAAAAATTAAAATAAGGTATATAAAACAGTATTTAAAATATATGCAAGAATAGTTGTTAGAGCACCAATAACAGCTGCACCGGTCCATGTAAGAATTCCACCTTCACCGTAAATAGATGGAATAGGAATATATGGAAGTAATAATTCACGCGGTTTAGAAAGAGAAAAAGTTAAAGCAGCTAAAAAGAATCCTAAATAAGTCATTAAACTACGCACAGAACCTCGTAATACAGAAAATTGTTGAGAATAATCAGGAGCCTTAGTTTGAACTTGTGCAGGTGGTAAAGGTGTAATAAATGGATCACCACCACCTACCATTGGTGCAAATGCAGGTGCTTGAGCTGGCGCACCACCTAATAAATCTCCTAAATCAGTGGCACCAAGTTCCATTTATTATTGAGAGAGTAAATCACATTTAGAATCTTCCACGCGATATTTATAACATTTACCATCTACTTGAACTTCTTTTGATAAATCAGATATATCCACCCCTAAAACATATTTCATTGGAATAGGGCGATGAAATAACATTACAACAATTCCAAATCCAATTAAAAAAGCAAATATATTTTGTGAATTCTTATTTCGAAGAATCTTTTCGATCATTTATAACATTCAGAGAAATAGCTTCAGTTGAACACGATACTTCTTCAGAATGAACATTTATACACCCAGTCTTAGTATGAAATTTTTTAGTTACACCTGGAACAGGTAGTCCTTGTTGAGTATGTGTTACAGGTGTAAATATAGATACCATAAATAATCCTAAAATACACCCCGCAAACGCATAAGCGATCATATTCATCTTATTATTTAGCATATATTCTTATTTGGTAAAAGAGAGCAAACAAAGCCGTAACGTCTAGAAGGATATATAATTCTATCAAAATTTCGAGGTCCACATCCTGGAACACCGCGATAAATTCCAGTAGTTACACTTGTAGAAGTATTTTGAACTTTTTGAGTTCTTCCGTTAACTTCCGCATTTATTTTTGCTGTATATGCGGACATACTTTTCATTTCTTTCCCTTTAATTTACGCGTTTTTTTAATTTCAGGCTTATCTTGAACTAATTTATCATATTCCAGACGCGCTTCCTCGATAGTTAATCCCCTGTACACTACCTCGAGTTTCAATTTGAGGAGTTTGTCCATAGTCTGTCGCCGGGACGTTTCGGACTGCATTTAACCATGTTTGAGGTTTAAATTCTATATTTTCTTGCGGTGGAGGAACAGGTGCAACTAAAAAAAAATAAAAGCCTATTAACACGACTAATAAAGCCCCAATATTAAAAAAAAATGAAAACCATGAATCTCTGATTTGTCCAGACTTAATTAAATTTCCTTGAAGTCTTGAATAAGTATCTTCTACTAAATGAAACATCTTTGTTAATATATAAGGAGTTCGAAAAATGCTTGAATACGCTTTAGTTCCAGCATTAGCAGCTATTACAGCTGCAGGAGCAGTATATCTTGGTAATAATCTAGATGAAAAAAAATTAACTGAAGCATTACCATTACCAGATTCTGCTAAAAAACTAGTTACTGGACTTCAAGAAACTGCAGATAGTCCATTCATATTATCTACAAAAAATGTAGATGTAACATTGAGAACTGAGAAAGGAATACAATCTCTTCAAGAAGATCCTAAATATGAATTACAACCAACAGAAGGTTCAACAGGCGCTACAGGTTCTCAAGAAAGTCTTCAAGAAGGTCTTACTGGAGTTACTGGAGCTACTGGAGCTACTGGTCCTACTGGTCCTACTGATCTTCAAGAAGGTCCTGAAAAAGTTCTTGAAAAAGAGCCTGTAGTTCCTGAAAAAGTTATTGAAAAAGAGCCTGTAGTTCCTACTGGTTCTACATCTCCTGAAGAAACTACAGAAGTTTCCGAAAAAAGTCCTACAGTTCCTGAAGAAACTACAGAAGTTCCTGAAAAAGTGGGTGGTGCAGTAATAGGTAGACCACAATGGGGTGAAATTAGTTCAAATGTTAGAATGCTTGGTCCTACAGGTGGAACAGGTTCTGGATCTGGGTTTTTTTCATCATTTACAAAATTTGTTGATCCTACTGAAATTCAACTTAATTTGAGACGAGTTAGAGAATTAATAATAAAAAAGAAAGCAGAAATTACTTCATTTGATGAAAGTGTAGAAGAAAAAAAGGCAAAACATGAAAAATTATTAGACGATTTTAGTTCAGCTCATGCTCAAAGAATTATTTCTGAACGAGTAGAAGAAAATACAAGAAATAAATTAAACATTTTTAAAGATTTAGAAAATGATAATGAATTAAAAGACTTAAAATCACAATTAAATAATTTAATAACTGCAACTAAAAAGAAAAACTCAGCAAGTAATTTACAACCAAATCAAGGGCAACAAGGAAATGTAAGAGGAGGTGATGGAACAGCAGATGCAATTAAAAGTTTACAACAAGCAATTAGTGCAAGAAGAAAAGAATTAGAAAAAATTATTGATGATCCAGTAAAACTTCAAGAATATTCAAATAAATATAAATTAGCTTATCTACAAAAAGAAAGAGTTGAAGAATTATATAAAACTTTAGAAATAAAAAAAAAGAAGATGCAGAAAAATACGGTAAACAGACTGAAACTAGAAAAAAATTAGTTGATGAATTAAAAATTCTTCAAACTGAAGAAGAAGGTTATTTAAAAGAATTATTGCGTTTTAAACCATATGAACCTCCTGAATCAAAACTTACAGTTGGATTTGATGTAAGAAGAAATAGATATTTTAAAGCTAAAGATGCATATGAAGCAGCTTCTTCACGTTATACAAATTATTTATCATTAGATACAAGAATACCTGAAGTTCAAGCAAAATTTAAAAATGAAAAAGAATTTGCAAAAAAAGAATTAGATAGATCTATAGCTTTATTAACTGAAATTCAATCTAATGAAACATTTGCATCCTTAGAATTTTTTAAATTTAAACGTGATATTGAAGAAATTATTGGAAGTAATATTACAGAAAATACTAATTTAATAAGTCCAAAAATTGGTCCTAGAAGTAGTAAATTACTTTATTTTTGGTGGGGTAAAAATGAAAATGGAATAGCTAATTTTTTAAATTCTTTTCAAGTTCTTTTATCATATTTAACTGATGATCGTTTAATCAATCTTGCTAATATTTATTATTTAACTGAAAAAGAAGAAAATATTATAGAAAATCTAGAAACATATTTAAAATTTATTGAAAAACAAGCATTGCAAAGAGATCCTACTTCATTAAATACTCTTGTTAAAACATTTTTTAAAGAATTTGAAATTGCAATTATTCGTGCACATGCAAGTATTAGAAATTTAGAAATGCCTGCAAGTCCTAATCCTAGTCCAGCAACTATTGAAATGTATAATTCAATTCGTAAAATAGCTATGCCTTTTATTGATAAACAAGTTTTCGGAATTAATAGATTTTTAATATTAGTTAAAAATGCTCTAATTAATTCAAAATATGAAGGATCTATACATCTTAATAATCTAAAAAGACTATTTAAAGCTACAAATGAACTTATGGCTGAAATAGTATTGCCAAATAATGGAAAATGTGAAAATTTATTAAGTTCTGCAACATATCAATTATTAAGTTCTGGAAAATTTGGAAAAGAAACAATTGATGGAAAAGAACAAGAT